TGCGTATATTGGTAACAACTCTATTGAAACGAATAATTTCTATAACAGAAAGGATCGTGCAACCACCTATTGCCATTGGTAAAAGCTATGAAGTAGATGAAATGAGAACGTATATTGGTAAAAAAAAAGCCAATTACACTGGATAGTGTATGCTTTGGATAGAAAAAACAAAACAGTAGTCAGTTTTAATGTAGGAAGACGTACCAATAAAACGTTAAGGCATGTAATCAAGAGTTTAGAATTATCCAAAGCCCGTAAAATATATACTGATAAGCTAAAGAATTATTGATACCTGATAGCTAAAAAACTTCATAAAACGCATGTACATTCTACCAATCATATCGAGCGGCACAACCTTTCGATACGAACACATCTAAAACGGTTGAGCCGGAAAACGATTTGCTTTACTCAAAGTCTAGTGGTATTGATGGCTGTGTTGCGAATTTATTTTTGGAGCTGAATGGATTTTGACTTGTCTTGTGCTTGGGGAAATCGCTAAATTTTGTTCTAACCTATCCTATTTGTTTCAACTTCTCTCTTTGTAAACGCCAATCGAAGCCAATCATAACCGAATACCGTCATTGCTATTTCAATGCGTATAACTCTAGAAATGAGGGTGTATATTTACAGATAAATCGATAATTATAAACCTAAAAGTAATTTGAAATGGAAATAGTAAATATAGAAGCTCGCACATTCGAGGCAATGATGAACCGATTCGATGCATTGGAAAGAAAGATGAACTCGCTCCATAGCGAGCAAGACAAAGGTTTGAAAAAATGGCTGGATAATCAGGATGTATGTCTGATTTTGAATATCTCGAAAAGAACTCTTCAAACATACCGGGATAATGGCACGGTGGCTTACTGTCAAATCAACCACAAGATTTACTATAAGCCGGATGACATTGAACTATTGACACGAAAATCAACGATTGTCAAATGAGCTATCCATGAATACAAATAATAATCCATCTGCAATTGTTGGGGTATGGGAAAGCGTCAATCTAAATCCCTCAGTTATCATTACTCACAACTGTAACGGCAAATACTGGATAATCATCCTTCATATGAACGAGCATAGCAAACAGGCATCACCGGCAATCTTAGAGGTGGAACAAGACGAAATAGGAATTTTTATCTCATCGACAAAGAAACGAATAGAAATAAAATATGATTCCTTATCAGATACTTTGTCGCTTTCAAATTTAGGCGACTATATGCGAAATTGAAAAAAAACACTAAAATCAACGAATATGAACAGCGAAATATTGACCAGAGACAGCCAGTGGATTAAGAGTTTTTTCAAGTCATCGAAACAGATGCTTGATGACATAGACCTATTGGCAAAAAACAATAAGCCACACTTGAACGGAGAACGGTTTATGACCGACAAGGAAGTCTCTGAAAAACTAAAAATCAGTCGTAGGACGTTGCAAGACTATAGAACTCAAGGTAGGATTGCCTATATCCAACTAGGTGGAAAAATACTCTATAAAGAATCTGACATTGAAAAGATGTTAGAAAGTGGGTATCAAGAATCAATTGAGTAATTGTAAACAGATGGTTGTTTATTTTACGACAATGGCAGAGGCTTTTAAAGCTCCTGCCATTATTGCATCTGGTTCTCATTCATAAGGGTCTTTGCTTTTTTCTTGTTGTTATTTGATATTACTGGTTCTTGTTGTTATTTTTCCTTATTCCTTTTGAAATTCTGATTAAGCTTGATGCCTACGGGCATAGTCTTATCCTCAAAGACAGCATATTTGTCGGTAATTCGTTCTGAAAGCAACTTCATATCTTCGTTTACCTTTTTGTTGGTAATCTTGGCATAGATTTGTGTAGTGGCTATTGACCTGTGTCCCATCATTCGGCTAACTGTCTCAATAGGGACACCCTGCGATAGGGTGATATGCGTCCCAAAATTATGCCTTGCTAAATGAAAGGTTATATGTTCTATATCGCACAAAACAGCTATTTTCTCTAAGTTTTTGCATATACAATTAAGTGATATCATATTGAACACTTTATCGCTCTTACGATCGTCTTTGTATTTATCAATAATTTGTTTGGGTATATCCAACAAGCGGATATTACATTCACCTTTCGTCTTCTGCCGTTTAATGCTAATCCACAGGCTACCGTCCACCTGCGTTGTCAGATGTTCCTGCGAAAGATTCCTCAAATCCGAATATGACAAGCCTGTAAAACAGCAGAAGATGAACATATCCCGTGTATGGCAGACCTTTTTGGATGCTATATGAACCTGCATGATTTTATCTATCTCTTCCGATTTCAAGTGTCTGCACATTTTTTCGGGCTGCTCTGCAATATAGTTTACAAATGGGTCACGGTTGAGTATTCCTTGATGAATCGCCCTGCGGATCATCTTTTTTAGTATTATCAGATGACCTACTATCGTGCTTTGCTTCATCTGCCTGTCAACACGCAAATAGAAGTCATAGGCATCAATAAAATTCAGGTTGAGCTTGTCAAGGGCAATATCTTCTATCCCGTATTTCTGACTTATGAAATTCAACAGATGATGGTATGAATGCAAGTAAGAGGAGTAAGTATCTTCCACTCTATTTACACCAACCCTTAGCTTGAACTCTTGGTTGTGTTCATTAAAGAGCTTTAGCAACATTTCTTGTTTTCGTCCGATACCATTCAATGCATTTTTGACTAGCTCGGCGGTTACATAGCCTTGCTTATCTACCATCTCAGTATAAAACTTATTTATCTCTTGGGTAAGGCGATCTATAGCTCGGTTTACTAAAATGGCTTGGCTGCTTTTACCTATGGCTCTGCCTGTTTTTGTATTCCAAAGAGTGGAATCAACATCCACTTTGGTACTGAATTGGGCTACTTTTGTATCTATGGTTATTCTACCCATAACAGGACATAAACCATTCTGCTTAACCTTGTCTCTATTCACATAAAACAGAACAGTAAAGGTGCTACGCCGTTTCTTATTGAGATTGTCATTATTCTTGTTGTTATATGTGTTGTTATATGTGTTGTTATCGTTGTCTACATTCTTGTCTACATTCTTGTTGACATTCTTGTTGACAGAATTATTATCATCATTGATTCTGATATTGTTGTCATGGCTGTTGTCATTATTGATTTTGATATTATTGTTGATATTGCGGTTATTATTGTTGCTGTTATTTTCCCTATCCTGTTTCATGGTTTTATCGATTTTAGAGTTTTTTGTTGAAATTCTCATTTTGCGTGTTATTTCATTTTGCTAATTGGTACTTGTTTTCTATTCGAATTTCGAGGGCTTTCATATCCTCGTTGATTTTGTCATTGGTGATCTTGGCATAAATCTGTGTGGAACGTAAATCCCTATGTCCCAACATACGGCTCACACTCTCTATGGGTACGCCTTGTGAGAGTGTAATCTCACTCGCATAGGTATGTCGTCCCATATGGAAAATCAAGCGTTTATCCATTCCGCAAAGCTTGGCTATCTTCTTTAAGTTGGTATTCAAACGTCCACAGCTCAACATCAAAAGTAGCTTATCATCTTTGGTGAGTCCTTTATACTTCTCAATAATTTGCAAGGGAAGTTCCAGTAAGGGAATATAACAGGGTGTTCCCGTCTTCTGACGACTGGTGATTATCCATAAGACACCATCATCGGCTCTAACAAGGTTCTTTCGGGTCAGGTTACACATATCCCGAAACGCTAAGCCTGTGAAACAGGAGAACAAAAACATATCACGAGTAAGGTATCGGTTCGGATGATCCAGTGGGGTGGTCATTATTTTATCCAACTCGGCACGGGTAAGGTATTTTTGTTCTGCTTTGGGTCGTTCGGGGGTATAACCATCGAATGGATCACGGGTAATAATACCATCATGAATAGCGAGTTTTATCATCCTGCGCATAGTGCGAGTGATACCCAAAATGGTGTTGGACTTGAGTTGTAATTCAACACGCAAATAGAAGTCGTAGGATGTAATGAATGAGAAATCCAGTGAGCTGAATGGAATATCAGACAGGTTGTACTTCTTGCGGAGGAATCTTGTCAGATGCTTGAGTGAAATATCATATAGTTGGTAGGTGCTCACCTCCCGATTAATCCCTACACGTTTCTTAAACTCCTGGTTGT